ACACATCTGTGTGGTCTGCTCTGCCAAATCTTATTGTAGAACTCTCTGTCTTTTTCACTTTGCTTCCTATCAGCTTCCAACTTTTCTGCAGTTGGTGGTTTTCTTTTTATTTTATTTGGTTTACCTATTGGTCCCGGCTTACGTTTTAAAGGTGTTCGTTTCATTTGTGTAGTTTACTAAACATGTCATAATATTTATTAATTTCTTGCATTTTTTCATGACTACCACCTGGTACATCAGGATGATGTTTTTTACACAATTCTCTATAAATTCTTTTACCTGCTTCTTTAGAGGTAAATAATGGAAAGTAAGGATTTTTTAAACTGGCATTTTTTGCGTTTGCTTTACTTCTCCAATTATTTGAATTGTTATTGCTACTATTGTTATTGCTATTAGAATTATTTGTTATTTTCTCAACTTTAATAGGATAACAATTTGTAACCCATGATCCAGAAAACTCTAATGATTTTACATTAAATGTTACTTTTACTTGATCTCCTATTTCCAGAGGTTTAAGAATTGTGTAAATTGAATCATCAAATAGAACAAATGCAATTTTCTTAGTACCGTCTTCAACAATAAATGTGCACTTTTCTTTAAACTTACCTGTAACATTTACAATAGGTGTTACTTTGATTATTTTTCCGGTAAACTCATACATATTTTGATTTATTAATGTCTACCATTTCTTGATTTTTTTCATATTGACTCTAGTACGTTGTGTTTTATTTTCTTTTGTCTCATTTCGATAAATTGTAATCAATTTATTATCCTCAACTCTTACCATAAATTCCTCTACCGGATACGTGCCATTACCCAGTGTACGGATCATATTCAAAAGCTGTGGGGTCAAAATACGCTCTCTCATTTCATCTTCAGTCGCCGGTCCTATTCGTTGTGTATACCTGGCAATAAAGTGAGTTGTCAACAAAATCTCTCTTCCCTCAAGGTATTCTATGCCCTTGTTAACTCCTACAAGCTTTTCATTTGTATTCTTAATCTCAGACTCGATTTTATCTTTGTCCTTACCCAACTTCACAAGTCTTTCATTCAATTTATGTCGTTGAGCATAGAGACCACTGAGTCTTGACTCCTTCTTTTTCTTCTCATGCTCTTCTGCCATTACTTGCCTCCTTTTATTTTTTCCATTACTTGTGTTTCAAGATCTGTAGCATAATCAGGATTATCTATTAAGAACTGTTTTACTTTATCCATACCTTGGAATTTAGTTTCACCTACAGTAAACCATGAACCACCTACCTTTATAAGATCAAATTCACATGCAAAGTCAATTAGTTCTTTTTGACGATCTACACCGGTACCCCAGTTGATATTGAACTCAGCCTTACCAAATGGGCAAGAACATTTATTTTTTATAACATCTACTGTAGTTTTATTCATTTCTTTTTCTATGTCATTACTTTTCCATACCTTATAACGAATATCACTATAGAATTTCCATGCATTTCCACCTGATGGCTTATCTCCACCATGTTGACTACCAATAGCAGATCTGAGTTGTGATACACCTACCATTGTACAACGGTTTGGTTTTAGTAATGGTTTAATTTTACCAAGTGCAACACTATTAATACGAGCTTGTGCAGCAACTGTTGCATCTCCTACTTCACCTGCAATAACTACTTTTGGTAAACCTGCAGTATGCGAATCAATAATTACAAATCTTACCTTACCTGTTCTAATCAAAGTCTCAATGATATTATAACCATCTTCCATACAATCTGGCTGTATAATGGTAAGTCTATCTACATCTACACCAAGTGCCGTAGCATATGTTTTATCATATGAATGTTCATAATCTACTAATAAACACTCACCATCTAATTTTTGAAAACCTGAAGTCATGTGCAAACATAAAGTTGATTTTCCCGAACTCTCTGGACCAAATATCTCAATTAATTTACCAACTGGATTACCACCAAGACCTGTAGCAATATCAAGACTTATTGAACCAGTTGTTACTACTTCAAGATCTTCTTTTACATCTTTACCATGAATGATAGTCCCAATTCCATATCGAGCTTCTAATTTTTTAATTGTTTCTGCATACTTATCCTGTTCAGGATTTTCTTGCTTAGTTGCTTTTGCCATTGTTTTTAAAATTTAAAAGGGACATCTAAGTTACCTTAAAATGTCCCTTTTTCCAAGTTATTTAATATCTATTTCTCTTCGTAATTTAATGCTAATTGTATATAACCTTTAGCATCATAAATTGTCTTTGAAGTTGCCCAATTGCCCGTATCAACGTGCCAGGCAATGTCACTCATCAACTCTTTCAAACCTCTGTATTCATAGCCCCTAAGTTTGAAACCATTCCAGCCGGCAATCAGATCATCTTGAGATAATCCAAGAACTACAGGATCAGCAAAACCTGATGTATCACAGAAAATGTACTTCATTGGTACAATTGTGTAATTTTCCAGGCCATGTTCTTTTGCCCATTGACTTAATGCATAGTCATACAATGGAGCTTGCAGATAATATCCAAATTTCAGATATGCTCTTTGTGGCTCCTCATTGTCCCATGATGTCTTCCAGTCAAGTAATTCAATAGTTTTTGCATCATGGTTAACAATTACCTTGTCAAGCATTGACTTGTACGGTACACTATCTATCTCGAAAAGAATAGTTAGTTCATTAAATACATCAATACCTTGAGCACTACGAGCATTTGCATACTGGTACGTATAGGAATGTCCCTGTAGCTTTTGTACTATCTGCTCTGCTTTTGTAACAAGGTTTACAGTTACTACTGATTTACCTATAGTCTGCAGTAACTCTTTATAATAAATCTCAGCATCACCCTCAAACATACCTACTATCTTATCAAGGTCTTTGCCTTTAAATGCTACTTCTTTACCGGTAACATCATACTTTACTTCTTGCACTGCATCTGTAAACAATATCTCAAACTTCTCAGTAACTACACCATCAACCATACTTTTAAGAGTACGTCTAAACAATGCATCAACCAACTCTTTTAGTTGACCTTTAGGTTCGACCACGCTGATCATATGAAATTTTTCATCAAATGGTTGCCCTGCCAATAAACAATGCACCAGACTACCCATCAAGGTAGATGCTGATTCTGTTTCTTTTCTTGGTTCTCCAAGAATAGCTTCGTGAAAAAATCTTTTTCTATCATTATCAAATAGCTTTATAGAACTATATGACAATCTATCTTTTAAACCACGATATTGTTTCTCAGATAACTGTGTACTCTCTACTCTTGCTTGTAGTTCCATTATTTACTTTTTTGTTGGTTTTTGTAATGTTCAGATGCTCTTTCTATGTCATCTAATATTTCTTGTTCTCTATCTGGAAGATCTTGGTATTGCATTAGTTCCAATACAAATTTTAATTTACCATCTCTTACAGCTTTATCTCCATACCATATATAAGATGGGTTTACATGATACCTTGCACATCTTTTGCAGTTGTGCTTAACTAAAAACCCTTTTGCTGTTAAAGAACTAATTGATTTTTCAACTGCTGAATAGCTAAATCCTACATACTCTGCTGCTTTCTGTTTATAGTACTTATCTAGCATTATGATACTGTCATTGTAATTCATATTGTCAGATATCCAATTCATTAGTTTAACATCAACAAGACTATCTAAACCATTCATGAATGCTGATATATGGTGAAACATCAGTAAAAATTTAGCATTGTCTTCCTCTACTATTTGAAACTTTTTTTGTGCTGTATAATGTTCACCATGTTTAGTTATTGCATCTACATTATCCACTCTTATTTGTTTTAAAAACGGTTTCCTGTCCATTAGTGTATATATTTTACGCTAAGGTACTAATTTATATTCTTATTAGCACATTTTATTTACGGTACTACACTATTATTTTTATGTTTGTACTATTTTGAGAGATGGTAAAAATAAAATAACTATCCCTGAAAATAGTTAAGAATGTACCTAACTATTCTGTAGACACCCTTTAACTATTTTGAGAGATAGTTATTTAGTACTCAAAGCCTTACCAGTGGCTTATTCCACTATATCTATTCTATAACTTTACCACCTTTATAAGAAAAGAGGTTTAAGATCTACCTTTACATAAGTAGGAGGCTTTATTATTTTACCGTCCTCCCTACGAATAGGTCTTCCATTCTCGTCCAGTTTACTCATGTTAGATGCGTGTACCAGATCCCACATCTCTTCCATTTTGTCTATAAGACCGTATTCACATGCCGTACCTAACAGTACATACATGATATCAATCAAAGCATCTGCTACTTCTACAATATCACCATCAATATTTGCTACTTTTAATTCATCAAGCTCTTCTTGTAGTAGTCTTTCACGAAGATGTTGAATTGGTTTTGCCGGCATTGTTGGTACCGGGAGCACATTGCATTCAAATGCTGTTTGAAATGCTTTGATGTCTGCTATCTGTTTTTTCATTATTGATTTGTTAAAGTGTCTAAATATTCTTCTAATGTTCTCACCTTCCAATGAATTACTCTTTGCTTACCGGTAGCAGTTTTTAAATAAGCAGTTGGAGTGAATGTTTCCTCAAAAAGTTTATGAGGTTGTACCAGATTTACAAATTTACTGTGCTCTTGATACATCCACTTTTGGTTAATCTTAAACAACCTTGTCATATTGTGATGATCAAAGTTTGGTTTTACTTCTATGTAAGAGGTTAAATTATCTAAATCAGAATAGTTTCCCATAAAAGGCTGGGTAATTTTTGTATTGTATTGTCCCATGTTAGTCATAAGAATATACAATGCTTTTTCTGTCCAATTAACTTTAAACTCAGGAGTATAAACATGTTCTTCAAGAAGTACCTGATTCTTTTCAACTTGTTTGATTTTTGTTTTCATTTCTACTAACTGAGTGTATTTATTTTGCACTTTTTCAGATAATAAAAATGTCTCAGCTCTTTCTATACTTTTTACATATCCAGCTTCTATAAGCTCCTCAAAGTACATAACAGCCATTTGTTCCTCAATACTATCAATTTGTATTCCGTTATAATACTGCTGTTCTTTTTTAGCTTTGCTCACTCTCTGTTGTTTTTTCTGCTGTTAACAATTTAAGAAAGTTATCTGCTCCTGTGTTTGCAATTTGTATTATATCGTAGTGAGATACTTCTTCTAAAGATTTTGGTATCTCTTTTACATATTGATCATAAATACACATTGCAATATTTGCTTTCCATGATTCCCAATATCCCGGGTCTTCTTTCAGAGCTTTTGATAGATACTCTACAGCAATAGCTGTTGTTATTTTGTTCTGTTGCATTTTAATTAAGTCTATTTATCATTTGTAAATTCTTTACCATCCTTTATATTTTTCATAATCAGGGTGTGATTTTATTTCCTCTATGCTATCCTCAAGATCAATTTGCTTAGGATTACTTTGTACTATAGGTTGATACTGTCTCTTTAAAGAGACCATTATAGCTTCTGCCATATTTGCCAGGTGTATCTCATCAACTTCTTCACCTCTTGCTTCTCCTACAAAAGTAACTAAAGCATCAAATAGAACTCCCTTTGTTTCAGGGAGTTCTAATAATGCTAACTTCTTTTTATTGCTTATCATTAGCTTTAATCTTTTATGTTTTTAACTTTTACTTTAGTAGGATACTTTTTTATTCTACTGCCGGCAAACATTAGTATTGGATTTACCCAATAAGTATACTTGTAAATAGTGGGAGTAATGTAACCCTGTGTTATCAACTCATCAATAGCTCTTTTGTACGTATTTCTACTACCCTTCTCTGACTTCTTTTGGTATGTCTCTGGTGTTACCCTTAACCAGTCTTTAGATCCCTCCATTGTGTATGCCATGTATACAAGCATTCTAAGTGCACCAGATGACAACTCCATTGCTTTTTCCTTGCTTCCTGGATAGTGGTATAACTTTGTAGCTTTTTGTCTTTCTACAAAATGGTGAGCAGGTAGCATTACACCATCCTCATCTTTTATTAGGATCCCTTCATCCATTACTTTAGTAGCTTCTACTATCAGTTCTTGTGCAAAAGGATTGGTAACTAACTTACTCTCATCTATTGGTGGTAATTTCCTACTCATTTCTGTCAGATTTTGTACAAATTTACCACATTCTTCTATATTAACCAACTTTTCATCCATTTTTGTACATATTTATGTTCTGTATTTTTGTACATTTTCTGACATACTATAAATCCTTTGAAACCCTTGTCTGTATTGGTTTTCAGGCTATTGGTGTACTAAACACTCTTGCGGTAGGTAGTGCTACCAATATAGTGTAGTATACGTTTTTAGTCTGAAACCCTTTGTGGGTATAGGTTTCAAAGAATTTATAAGCAGTCAGTTTTTGAACAGATTACCAGTTAATCCACTCAAGACTTCTAGCCATGTTATGTACCTCATCCATCTTAATGGTGTGACAACCCACTTTGATATGTTCCTCAGTTATCTCTGTTACATTGTACGTATCAAGCAGTTTATAGTTACAGCATTCTTCTGAGTTACATCCACCTTTAGCAAGAATTACCTGTATGTATCTGTAGAATTTCTTAGCTGCTTCTACCGGTATCTCAACTCTTTGTGATGTTTGCACCCTTTCTTTCATAGGGTCGTATCTAAGAAGATCTGGTAGGTTTCTGTATGTACTGCTCCATCTCATTCTTTTACTTACTTCCAGGTAAGGGGAATTAACTTCAAAGTTTCTCCACTTTACTATTTGTTCTGCATTTTTCTTGAGTTCAGCTTTTTCCCTTGCTAACCTTGCTTTTTCCCTTTTCTCTTCTATAAAAGGATCAGCTTCTTTCTCTGCTTTCTTCTTGTTGTACTCCTCTATTTCTCTCTGCCATTTATCATCTAAAGCATCAGCTACAACTTTCTTTATTTCTTTATCTGCTTTAAGTTTAAAGAACTCCATGTACTTCTGTAACTTTTGTACATGACCATGTGCTTCAGATATTATCCAACTTTTATTTTCTCTTGCTTTAGATGCTTTTTGTAGACACTCTTTTATCTTACCTATCCAATAGCTAATGTTATTACCATGATTAGTTTCATCATATCTAGGTACATTATACATATACAGTCTATCAAGCTGTATAGTAGCAGCACTTACATTTCTAATATGCTTTGCAGTTGTGTTACTATAAGTATCTAATGTAAAGAAGATAGTTACCTTACCTTTCTTATCTATATATCTTTTAGCTATAGGAAAGTGATAATTATAACTATATATAACATCATTTTCTACAAACCCATTACCAAACTTACAATCTCTACCTGGTTCATTAGCAAAGATGTGTGCAATATCATACATGTTGCTAAATACCTTCTTTACTCTTTTTGTTTTTGTTTCTGTGCCCATAATGCTAATTCTATTTGAATGCCTAACAATAAATCTCTCTTATGTTTCTTTTCTGCTTGATGATCAATTATGCTTTTACACTCTTTGATCATGTCTTCTTTTCCATCATCCCCATACCAACCAGAGCAAGATTCTATTTCATTGCCATCTGAATCTTCAATTTCAAATCTATACACTTCACCTGTAAGATAGTTGTCATAAACTTCTACCTCACCTTCCATGTATTTCATTGCTTGTTCAGGTGTCCATCCTTCTTTCTCGATACTTTCTTTGGTCATGTATATATAACCAATCTGGCCAGAATCCCACGGACAACCAAAAGAACCCATAGAGATAGTAATACCACTATGATCATAGAGATAGAGGGAACTTATAATTGTTCCCTTTTCTTCTATTAATTTAAAAAGCTGATCTCTAGTCATATCATCCCATGTACCAGTTTTCTCATGCTCCTGCTCTTGGTATTCATTTCTATCAACACCTGCCAACTCATATAACAAATCAATTGACTCTTCGTACTTATTGCTTATGGGACGGCTATTTTGCAAATCACCAAGATTATACCTTCTATGCCAACATACCATTACAGCAGCATTATCGCAATCAATACGTGGATTCATTGGATCTTCATCATAATCTATGTTGATTGTATATCCTTTGTACTCTTCTGTATCCTGGCTCATAACTATTTTATTAATGTTAAGATCTCTTCGTAAACTGCTAATCTTTCTTGTATCTTGATTACCTGATCTCTGGTAGATCTTTTGTTATCTTGTATAAACAACTTCATAAACTTTCTTTCTTGTGCTGTCCAATACTTGATCTTCTTTTCGATTTCTTGTTTCATTATTTATCGGTTTTAAATTTTTCCATAATTTCTTCTTTCTCATCAACACAGTTGTCATGCCATGCATCTTCAAGCTGATCCTCAAGGTCTTTGCAATCATCTATTTTTAAATCAGGAAACAAACTTTTCTGCTCTTCTACACTAAGATCAAAAAACCAATCATTTACTGGTCCTTCATTAGATATAACATATTCTTCACTATCATCCATCCAACTTTCTTCGGTAATTAAATATCCTAAACGATTTACCCAGTGATAACCTGCTGTTATACCATACCAACCACTACAATCAATAACTGTCCATACTTTATTTCCTTTTACTTGTTCAAGTACATACTCAAGTTCTTCACCATGTGTCTCAAACATACACCCATCAAAAGATGCATGCTTATCAAGGTGGTTTTTTACCAGTGTATACTTCTTTTCAAAGTCATCAATGATCATTTTTTTCTGTTCCATTATGGATAAATTGTTTCTTCAATAAATATTCTCTCTGTTTCGTAGTTTTCAGAAAGTTTTTCTTCCAGCATATCTGCATAAGAACTATCGTCTGGTTCATCTTGAGAATAAATTTCTTCCCATGTAGATTTTACAACATCTTCATCTGCTGTTGTATAAATTAATCCCATTGGTTCACCATCTGGATCTACAATTTGATACAATTTTTTACTCATTTTCTGTTGATTTTTTAATGTTATTAAGTTCTAATAGAAAAACCCTATAATCCTTGATAGTCATATAGGGTTCTTCTTTTATTAGTTTATCTAACTGTTTCTCCGGAAGATGTTCTAATCCTTCCAAGGTAATTGCAACTCCTCTGCACTTTTCAGTGGTTCCTTGTTTGTGTTCAATAATTTTGGTTTTTCGCATTGTGTTTTACATTCTTCTACAGTTCTGTACCAACGGATAACATAATCTGCACCATTATTGGCTGATAAAATATTGTTAATCCATTTAAATACACTTTGATGATCCCATACTCTATTGCTGTAACTGGCAGCTACCGGGTGCTCAATCTTTTTTACATAGTGTAACATTGGATTGATAAACTTTTCCAGCTTCTGTGCTTGTGCACCACACAATACTATAGGTAAACCTTTATAGTAATTACTCACTATTTCCTCAATAAAGAATTTCATAAAAGGTGTCCATAATTCGACATGTGAGCCAGGTTTATTTAACTCACAAGTTAAACAACTGTTTAATAATAGTACACCTTCTTCAGTAAGCAGGAAATCAATATCACCGCTTCTATCCATATCTGGGATAAAACCTATAACTGATTCACCTGTACCGCCACAATCTTCTTCTATGCCACCATACCACTGTTCCAGTGTTGGTTGTAATCTGCTCTTACCTTTACAAGACATTGGTACACCATCTGCTATAATTTCTCCTTCTTTTGTAGTAGAAGGATACGGATCCATGAGTATGATTACAGCTTTCACTTTATGTCTATCACATAACTCAAAAGACTTAAACACGTCCGATGACTTTGGGATAACTATCCTCTTGTTCATGCTCAAGGTCTTCAACGTAGTAAAGATTTTATCCCATTGTTCTGATTGAATAAATGGTGTAAAAAGTTCAACCCAAGAACCCATTTGTGACCGAATCTTATCTGTTACTTGCATAATATTTATAATTTATCTACACATTTGTTTTCATTAGTAATCAGACAATTTACCTTATCTACTATAGGTTGTATCTGAACTACGAGCTCCCGGGTATTCTGCTTTGTTTTAAATAAAATAGGGGAACAATTAATTCCCCTATTTATAAGTTAATAATAATTATACTGTTTCTGCTATACCATATTCCTGTGTAAAGAATTGGTGGTTATCAATTTGCTGCTGTAACCAAAATGTAGGATTTGCACTCTTAAGCGAGAAAGTTGTATAATTATACAACTCCCACAAACTATCAGGATGACCATAATTAAAAGTAGGAGTTTTTAACTCATTCTTAATTATATTCAACTGTGTACTGGTAATGATACCTTCTTCAATATACATCCTTCCCAATAGCTCTGCAGTAGTCTTCTTGCTTACTTCTATCTCCATCATCCTCTTCTTCTCTATAACCATCTTCTCAAAAGTCTCTCCTGCATTGCAGATATACTCAGTAAGGATTTTAGGTGTTACAACCTGTATATCTCCCTGATGTTTGCTTTTAAATGCACCAATATCCCCTTTCACCATTCCATTTTCGCAACTTTAGTTTCCTTATGTTCGTTATTCATAAGGCATTGTGGTTTACACAATAGCTTAATATTTCTATTAAGATCGGACTATATCACGATCCATTTCTGGATCCCCTGCATTTCCACTTCACTTGAAGCGTACTCTACTCCTTTCCAACATATTTCAGTTGTAGTTTCGATAGTCTCTGAACCTTCCTTGTTATTGTACAAGGCTTGGATGCTGATTGCCATATCTCTCGATTTAGGTTTCCAGCAATTAACAGGGTTATTCAATATACATTACTGTATAAGGTCACTTGCAAATCAAATGAAAACGTGGCCCCCAATTGCAAACTTCATACTCAATGTCTTATTATAGCTATTCTGCCATGCTATCATTATTGACATATCTGGATCATTGCCGTAATCAAGATGGTATTTACCATTAGCTTTCATACCACCTGCATTTTGGGTATAATGCTCACTTCTTAATAAGAATCCACACTTATCTATGCTCTCTAATGTCAAGTCCATTAGTTGACTATGTGAGATTGGTTTATAGTAGCTCGTTATTGCAGGTACTGGTACTGCTTTTAAAAACTCCTTAGTTGATTGTACATCAGCTATTGCATTTATTGCTATATTGTTTTCCATACTTTTTATTTATTAAAATGAACTAATTACGCAGATACGTCCTTCAGAATCTGCTCCCAACTTCTCCATTGCCCATTTAATGGCTTCTTCTTTAGTTTTGAATGTTGCTAAATTTGTCCATTCACCACTATCTATTCTACCTACATGAGGAATATCTACTGCAAACTTATCTTCACTATCTTCCTCAAATATTTCCATATTCTCATTGTGCTTATCATCTCCGTAAAAACTCATAGGTCATCATCATTTTCTTCAGGAATTTCCCAATCATCGGGCAACCTTCTTTCTATATAGTAATCAAGTGTATCCCAGGTAATACCATAGTTACAATCATGATTATCTATCATCTCCTCAAGGTCAGCTTGTGCATCATCTTCCTTGTAATCAGTAAAACCGAATCTTTCTTGAGCCCTTGTAATAAAGTCCTCTGCAGACCAACAAACGCACCCCTTAAACTTCTGCTCGTACTCATCAATAATTATTTGAATGTCTTTCATAAAAAGACAGACTGATGTAGGATCAGGTAATTCTTCTGTAAAACGAACATAAATTTCATCTATTCTCTCTTTCAAATCACTGTACATCTTCTGTTTCCTCCTCTTGATTTATATCGTCAAACCATACAGCCATTGTTCCTAAATGCTGCTCACATGTTTTTGCATCCCAGGCATCAATGGCTAAACCAAGACCATCATCTGATTGTGCAATGCAGATATCAACGCCGGTATTCTTGTCCCCTACTCTAATCCAGACTCTACCATCTTTATTCTCTATGTTAACGACTTTATTCTTCTCATCGTTAACTGTTACTCTTATCGGTAAAAACTTTCCCATCACAATTTTGTTTGAATTATTTCAGGACCTTGATCAGATGTAGCAAATTCAAAGTCTATTTCAAATTCCTGTTTTGTTTTCTGGTTTGCTACTTTCCAGAACCAATCATTACCATGTGCTTGTAAACGTGAAAAAGCCTGTTGTACAGCAGCTATCATTTTCTCTTCTTCTGAAGAAAAATTATCATCATCAACTTCTTCAGTGATACTCCAAGTAATATCATACGTTGCCATAACTATTCGTTTTCTGTGTGAGCTTCTCTATATTCTATAAGTAATTGTCTTTTAGCTTCTTCTAAAGTATATGTTTCAATTACTTTCCACCAACCACCACCTCTTTCAGCATCTTGGGGAGTGCTGTAAACAATTACTTGATTCATGTACCTGTTGTATCCAAGGTTATACTTCTTCTTTTCCATTATAGGGTTGGTTTTAAATAAGTTATTAATGTTTGATCGTCCATATCCCACTCTTTTTTGTTAAGATAAAAGAATATCTGTTCATCAAGATGTACTGCATCATCTCTTACTTCCTCCATGTCAAGAAATTGATCTTGCAATGCAGTTGGAGCAAATGTTACAATTCCTTCCGGTTCTCCCATATCCAACTCTCTAGTAGGATATTCTATACCTCTATATTTTATCATAAAAGTCCTTTTTCTTTTAATGAATTAATTACTGCTTCTTCACCATGAGCACGAAATAAATCTGCGAAGTCCTTAATACCTTCTTCTAAATACACTTTAGGTACATTAATATACCTGTAACCAAACTCTGTTGTTATTCTTATGCAATTCTTTACACCCGCTTCATCACTATCATAATTGATCCAGACAATTCTGTCCTTCAATTTTTCTACAAACCCTGGTGTAAAGCATGATCTCGTTTCGTTTTGTACATTAAGTACATAAGGAAAATACTTTGATAAAACCAAACGGTCCTTTTTGCTTTTTGTCAAAAGAACTACTGAAGGATTGTATTCATCAAGAATTTTTATATTCTCCACTTTTGTCAATGGTATATTGCTAAACCATCTTTCACCTTTAGGTCTATTAGGAAAGTATATCTTAAATCCTTCTTCATATCGGTAAGCATAAAAAAGTTCATCTTTATCAGTACGTACTTTTTTACGGTTAATAAATACCTCCTTTAATGGGTATACTTCCTCAGCTTTTAATTGCTCTTTACTGATACCAAACTGTGTCCAATAAGCAGCATCATCTTTTTTCCAGGCTCTTGTACTTACCTGGATAAATGAGTGTCTTTTTTGGTCTATAAATGGCTTAGTGTACTGAGATGTTATTCTTGCCGACTCATCCTTCCCTTCAGCTATGCCAAAATCCTTGGCAATCTTTTGTGTTGCTTTCTTTGTATCAAGGTTAAACAACTGCTGTACAAGATCAATACAATCACCTCTATACCGGTCATCTGCAAAGTCATTATGTTGCAGTTTACCATTTTTCATATAGATACTAAAAGAAGGATTATTATCTTTACGAAACGGACTCTTTCTTACTTGTCCAATAGTAAAATCACCAATGTAATATTTGTAAACATCATAATCAGAAATTCTACTAAATAGAAACTCCTTGCTGATCAACTCCTCTTTCTTTGCTAATTCCATCTTCCGGTTTTTTATACTGTGCAATTAGATAAAGATAAGTTTCCTTTAAATTAAAGAACTCATTTGCCCAAAAACCTTTTACTTCTTTCTTAACTTCACCTGAACTATCAGCAACTATGTCATACAGGTCTTCATCTGTAGTATTAGCTGTTTCTTCTTTCCATGCTTCTTCTGCAAGAATTGTGCTCAAACCATCAACATCTATTTCATGATATACTTTCATTAACCGTTATTTTTTAGTGATTGTAAATATCCACCAATAGCCATTTCATAGATTCTTCGATGGGTTTCTTCATAGTGCTCTTTTGCTGTTACCATATTCTCATTACATTCATTGACAAAATAATTATGAGCATCACTTTCTGACTCTGCTTCTTCGTCAATTATTTTTTGTAAATCATTAGCAAGAGCAATCAAATCACTATTGTAATAGTTAGGAAAATAAGCAGTTACAAAATCCCATACTGTTTTAATATCTTCTTTTGCAGATATCTCTCTTATTTTTCTGACATAAATACCTGAATCATCAACCCAACCCATTTCACCAAGAATAAGACTCTCTATACTTTCCTCATACTCATTTTCTTCTCCTACATCTATGCCTTTTGATCTACGGAGTTTATCCTCATCAACTTCTACTTCAATCAGATATTTTACCATCTTCTTCTACATTTAAGTACTTGTCCAATATTGGCCAGAGGTCATCAAGTTTGATGCCATCTTCACAACCTAGTAGCTCATTATCCCATACAGAAACAGAGGCCCAGGTTATTTCCCGAGCCATCTGATCATATTGTTCTTTTGTTAGCTGCATATTATGCCTGTTGGATCTTCTGCATGTACTTAACTACCATGGCTGCATGTTCTTTTTGGAACTCTACCATGATGTCACGGTTACCTTTAGTCATAGAGCCCGGTATTTCTGGCAGGACTACTGCATCCAGCATCCTGGCCATCTCGATCTTTTCCTGCATTACCTTGATGAAGTCATCAGTGCTTTGAGGTTTGAACACAGGTGATTTACCATCTGTCATTCTACGTTGATAATTCTTCTTTTTAACAGGTTCTGGATTAAGAAAAGTTCCTGCCATTACTGTACTTACTTCTGTTGCTTCAGGTGTTACCTGATCTAGGTTGTTTGGGAACTGGTTGTTCTGATTTTGGTTTTCCATACTTATGTAATTGTTGATATTTTCTATAATAAACTCTCTTTCATCCTGCGTACACAATTGTTCGTCAAGAAGATATTGGTCTATCTCAGTTATGTTTTTACCTTGATTGTACATGTTTACAACATTAGATAATACTTCAGGTGTAACATCATCACCATACATCACAACATCTCCTGTTTCTTCTTCTATTATTGAATTGTCACCAAGGATATATATTAACTTTTTCATTTCTTTTAATTTAAAATAGGAGAGGCTTTTACACCTCTCCTATGTGTTGTGAACTCTGGGATTTAGAAATCTATATCATCAGCAGTTGTAGTAGTATTAACTACTTCATTACTTGCTTGTTGATAGTTATTAGGATCAAATGGTTGCAACATTGTAAGTGTAAAAGCACCATCACAACCATGCTTACCTTCAAGCTGCTCTTTCCACTTCTTTAGACCTTTGTCCAGTTCCCAGTTATTTGTAGACAAAGCAAAACTTACTTTCTTCATCTGCCACTGCCCCAAAAACTCACCATACAGATTTTGGTACATTTTGGTTTCACCATCTTTCTCAGAAATGTAGACATAAGCAAGAGCTACTACATTAGTTGTCATTGCATCATCACCTGCCCTCAACTGAGAACGAAACTCATTATCTACAAACTTGTCAAAGTTTCTGAACATCTTATTGATGTCTAACAGTATGTTAGTTCTTTCAGAGAAGAAACTTACTTTACCAAACCATGAGCGTAGGAAGTTATAAAGATTAGCTTCACCTTGTATTGCTTCACGTACTTTCCTCTTACCAGTAAGCTCACCATCATCATCTTTAGTAATAAGACTACCATTCTTATCACGGAAGTCTGTAAACCAACTAGGTAAATTCTCTTCACTATCTACCCATGTAGAACCTGCTACCTGGTTTACCCACTGCTTCTTGCCACTACCCTCAGACACTACAGGTTTATTTACTAAACGGAAACGAGTGTTGAATTTCTGCTTTTCTGGAGTATCTGCTTCCAACCAAAAACTAAGGGTAACAAAATCGTCACCTTTCTCTGTCTTACCTTCATAAACCTGATCTTTTGCATCTTCCTTCAGGTCATAACCTAACATTTCTGCCATCTCTTCCTTTGTAGGATTAACAGCAATAACTCTCATGCTTGCAATACCGGTATATAGATCTTTCTTGCCGGTACCTGTACTCTTGTGTAATTCCATAACTTGTTTTTAATTGTTTTTGTTTCTAAAAATTGATTAGACTGTATAATAAGATTTTGTACAGTCAAAAATGTATTTACCATCATTGGGTATTTCTAAAAAGTTTTCACCATTTTTATCCGGGAACATGCCTTCAGGTACTTTTGTTGTAGTATCTTGTTCAAATGTTCGTAAGAAATACTGTGGTTTACCATCTTTTATTCTAGTACCCGTATAAAGAATTGTTGTAAAATGTTGCTCTAATTTTGACTCGAACTCCTTGCCGTGTACTGACATCATTCTCTTTTTACCCTCACCTTCTACTTTTAACCATTCATCATGTGAGAACACAATGATATCCTTCTCAATATTCTTAAGGATCTCAATGTACTCATACACTTGGCGATTGTAATTCCTGTAGATATCAAAGCCTGTAAAGTTTACAGACATTTCCTTATTAAGACTATTGAAAGCCATTGTTTGACTATCAATAATTATTTGCGTAATGGTAGAATCTGCTCCATACTTTTCAAGATTAGCTTTGAATGATGACCAGTTCTTTGGCATACCCATATGCTTGAACGGTCCACCTTCTTTAAATGGAAGAGGTTTCCTCTCCATATTAATATACCCAGTAGTTTCTCTGTCTACTGTTTTAGCTAAATAACTTTTACCGGTACCACTTGGTCCAACAATAGCTATTTTACTAAAAAATGTTCTGTTTAATGTAGATGCTTGTTTCTGCTCTACACCTTCTTTTGTACTCATATGAATTGATTAATTGGTTACGGTTGTTCTGTACCTCTAAGTACACCTATTTGGTACTCAAGGCCATCATTTAACTGATTAAGTTTTTCATTTTCTGCTTCAAGTTCTTCTACCCTATCTTTAAGCCATTCTATTGTATCAACAGCTTCACTTACTCTTCTCTCTTCTTTGTAATCCATTTTGTTTTGTTTTTTATTGTTAGAGAAAATAAGCTCCTGATGTTACTTGTTCATATATAGTATCCTTAGTTTCTTTTATGCGAGGGAGTGTTGCAAATATTCCATACTCCGGATGCAATGCCATAGGAAACTGTACACCACTTGTACCAAAGGAGTTTTTTAAAATGTGTAATGATCTGTAGTAAGTTTTGAAATGTTCATCTCTAAAACCTTTTAGTGCATAACCATTTTCTTTATGCCCATCAAGGTCACCTACTATATGTCTGTACGGCTCAAATAAAGCAAGTACTACATCTGCATCATGTTGTGTCTGAGATGAATCAGCAAAGTCACTTAGTTTTGGAGCAAGATCACCAAGTTTTAATCTTGTAACATCTGATAAACTTCTGTTTAACTGTTGTACAATAACTGGAGAGAAACCATAAACATCACGAGCTTCCCTCATTACTTTGCTGAACTTATCTATTTGACCTTTAGATTTATCTAAATCTTTCTCAGGTGAAAGTATACCAATATGGTCAACTATTACAAGGACAATATGATTAGGATGATTTGGTACATACTGTCTACCTGCCAATATGTTTTCCATTGATTTGTCATTCTTATCCTTATCTATAATAGTTCCATGCTTTCTTGCAAACTGCTCAAGGTACATTGATATACCAGAAGGATTCTTACTACCTTCAAATGCAACAAGAAGATTATCCTTTTCCCATTCATCAAGTATTTTATAGTGTTCCTTTACCAGCATATATTCCTGGTCGGTCATTTTAAAATTCTTATGCCTACTTAATACTTTCTTTGGAGGAATAGGAATGCCCTGTTCTGTAAATATCTTTCTTGCTAACCACCTTGCACTATATTGGTACATTTTACGCTCCATGCCGAATAGGATAATAGACAATTTGATGTCATCATTCTTGTTCTTTAGATACCACTCAATAGGACGGATCATAAACATATCCTGGGCCAATGTAGATTTACCCGCAGAAGTCTCACCACCAACAACATAAGTAGTATTCTTGGCAATCTCAATATAATCACCAACTCTATTATACTCTACAGGTATAATACCAGCTTTGCCATTTCTGCCATTCTCAATCTCCTTATGTAATTGTTCTGATAAAGTCATATTATGCACTGTTTGATTCTATATCATCTGAAAGCTCCTTTAACTCCTCATCTTTGTAATACTTAAACTTACCACCATTAAGATAAGCAACGGTTGCTTTCATGTATTGAAAGTCATTGTACTTAGGGTCTTTATGGTTGTAACTAGCTACTTTCCTCAACTCTATTTCTACCTTGAGGCAGTAGAGCATATCTTCGTCTGTAAATCCTGCAGCTTTCTTTGCTTCTTTATATGCTTTGAAGGTTTCTTCTTTCTTGTCTCTCAAACCTCTGGTACCGGTAAACTTCCTGCCTTTAAATAAGAAGTTCATACTTGCCGGATATGTACACCACCACTCTTGAAACGCTTCAGGGTAATCGTCTTCTGCCTTCTTCTGTCGAACTGGTCTGTATTGTTTGTGCCAGTCCTCGTAACCACCATCAGGATTGCTCTGTAAGAACTCCTTAATGTTATTAAATTGAGGTAGTGTTACTGACATTTTGTGTATTTGAAAAGGGTTACGAATTTACAATAAATAACCGGTACTTGCAAGTTTAAAACAAACTAAATTGACCGTTTTCTTTTGCTTTTCTTTGAATAACTTTTTCTGGCTCTATCTTGTCAATTATGACATATGCCTGGTCTATATAAAACTGATAATCAATTCCATAATCTTCCCAATTCTGTAATTTGAAAGGTCTGTTAAACAATACTTGCTGATTACTTTTTGATTCACAAGTAGATGTTTCCGGGCCAGTCTTATCAGAAGAAGCTTTCTTGATTTTATAAAGCTTTTCACCTTTACCTTTAGAGCAATAGTAACGTATCATTTTGTTTAGATCAGTTACAGTACCTATCTTTCTATCTACCTGACGATAGAAGTAATCTCTGGATGCCTTTTTTGCTATACAAAAGTCAAAGATGTTACGGTGATTTTTGATAGTATCTGCTACAACAATACCTTGAGTGAAGTACTTCTCCAATGCTATTGGAATAATACATTTGCTCTTATTCTTATACAGCTCATAACTTGTCAGGAAATCACCCTTTTTCTTTGTTCTTGCTTCAATAGATTTATTAATTGGAACAGCTTGAAACTTGTCATCTTTCCACATCCAATCAGCTTTCTTGACAGCTATGTAATCGTTTACTGAAGTTTGAGCAAACATCTCATACTCTACGTACTCAAGGTTGCCCAATACATCATTACCAACTTCTGCTTCCCAGTCTTTACATATCTCATAATACTCTTGTATTCTGTCTACTGGTACAAGACATTCCATACCATCTGTATTAGCAGAAGTAATCTTAAAACCAGCTATGCAAAAATCTTCAATGAGCATAAATAGATCTATCTGACCACCTATAGTAACTTTCATGCCGGCAAAAGCATCATACTGCCAATCATAAGTATCACCAAGTTTACCAAAAGAACCATTAAGTATCAATTTATAGGTTTCTTGAAAATTGTCATATTTCTTATCACCTGTTTCTTTAAATTTCTTTTTGGCCTCAAGTCGCTTAGAGATATTCAATACATATGCTTCATTCCATTTAGGACCAAGATGTACTGGATAAATACCCCTTTTACGAATAATATTTGGATACATTGCATTTATGTTAGCTTACTGTCTCCAGTAAGATCGGACTATATCATAATTTCTTTTAGTTCCTGAGTCCATAAATATCCATAAGCTGTAGGTTTTTTACCTGAACAAGCTCCGTATATCGGACCTCTTTTGTATGTTGGATTTTCTGTCAATATTTCAAGCATGGTATTCCAAGTTTTAATTAAATCACCATCTTTTGATAATTGATGTATTAGGTATCTCGAACGAGATTTTGATAAATTCACACTCATTTCTTTTAATTTATTTGGATTATTTTTCCAGAAATCATGTGAACATTTCTTTCGTTCTTCAGGGTCCTGAAATCTTTTGATTTGAGCAGTTCTAAGTTTCTCACGAGTATCATTACTTACAATTAAACCTGTAGATGAATCTTCTCTTTTATTATAACCAAATTTTGGATTTAGCGAGTCTAAATGCTTCATCCAATACAGCTCCTTTTCTGCCATTACAGAAACTTCTGTATATTCTGCTACAAAATATTCAAATGAGTCTCGACCGTATTTATGCCAGGCACGTATCAGGTGATCATTCTCCCTATCTCTTAATTTCTTATTCAGAGCAGTTACATGATCATTAATTCTCCTATAGATACATAATGCCTTACCGACATAAACTTTACCGTTTTTGGTATTCCTAATTACATATATACCCGACTTTCTTAAATCTCTGCTTCTAAATAATTTCATAATGCAAATTTAATAAAGTTAGATGGATATATCCAACACATTCAAAGAACTTTTTTGAAACTTTCCCTGTTTAGTCTCTGAACCTTCATCCGACCCTGTGGATGCTTGGCTGCTGATTGGCTAATCCTTATCTCTTTTACTATACTGTAGTCATTACTGCTACAGGGAGTGTACAAGGCTCTAAAGCTATTCCAGTCAATTTAAGGAATTTTAGTTGGGCCATATTGTCCTTAACCCAACGTCTGCAGAAATAAGAATATGACCTTCAGGTATATGTATTTTTTTAGGCTTGTCTTGTGAATGACAGCCACCTTTAGCAAACATAAAAGTTGTACCATTTTGAATAAGTGGAAACTCTTGTTTCTCATTAAGATTGATTTTTACATTGCCTACATCTTTGAAAAAATCTTGAAATTGCTTTGTTTGAAATTTCATGTAATCAGGGTAACAATCTTTAAAACAGAAACCAGTTTTGGTTTTTCTCTCTTTTACCTTTTTGTATAGCTGATCTTCATTTAACTTTGATAGACTGAGATAAGATTTTTTATTGAGCTCTGTACCAATTTTTACATCATTCCAGTTAATAGCTGTATGCGGTAACTTGTACTCATCAATCAGATCAAGACGAAGCTGTACTTTGTTCTTACCTTTATAATCAGGATGATCAGTATCACCAGTACATGCTTTATACAGGTTGTAAGTAGCAAATACATCATTATAACAGTAAGCTATTACTTCATCTATCTCTTCAGAAGTTAACTCCTCTTTTCTGAAATCTATTGGTAATTCTTCAATATCACCATCCAATGAAAACTCTGTCCACTTTAAGGACGTTCTCTTAGCATCATTATTAAAATGAAGTAGAAGGAACAAATCAATTTGCTTGAAACTAAGGTAGTATTCTTTATATTTTGGTGGTAAATCATAGTTTCTATCATCAATTGTTTTTTGTGCAAAATAGAAGATCTCATCAAGCACTTGTCTCCAGGTATAATGTGTCCAATCTTCATGATTATCAATTATGTGCTGTAACACTTGTCCGTCAAAGTGTACACCATTATAGGTAATCAGAAAATCTCTATCATACTCTAACAAATGCTTGACAAGACCATCTATCTCATTCTTCCTGAAAGATATCTCAAACTCAAACTTTTTGTCTTGTTGAGGATCATAACCACAGTAAAGAAACATACAAAAATATGTTTCTATGTCACAAATTTCTACTTTCAGGTCGTTAGTATTCATAAACTATTTATTTAAAAGTTACATCTTCATCTTCTATAATTATCTCAGGTTTCTTTTCTTGTTTAGGGGCAGAAGTTGTTACAATTATTGCATCTGCAAAGCTATCTAAACCTACCTGTAGCTTAGTAAACATTTGCAAGTCTACAGGTTGTTGACACAGCTCCTTTAACAGTTCTTTTTCCCGGTCATTTGATGGTACTAATACCAGTTGTATCTTCCCGTTGATAATAAAATTCGTCTTCATGCTTTACAATTTTTGCAGTCAGCTATTTGTGACATCAGCTTCATACTATGAACAATAAGTTTTTCCTTAGCAGTAATACCTGTCACTTTAGTATTTCTGTCAATATAAAATGTTGCAGCTTTTACCCTAACATCTCTTCTTGCATTCTGAAGATTCATAAGAATTTCTTTTTTACGAGCTTCAGATGCAATCCATCTTTGTTGGCCGGTTGGTCTTGCATAAACCTGACTAATAAATTCCCGGCTGGCTCGAGGTTTTGGTACAGGACTATAAACTGTGCCCATAATTGCAGTACCTGCCATAACGAGGATTCCTCCTACTTTGTTTCTTTTTAGTCTCATGTTTTTGAATTTTTGATTGTGAGTAAAAATTTATAAACCTTTTTTGATTTTTTCTATACAGAGCATATAACCAATGCAATCAACTATCGAGTCTCTTTTTTCACAATTATCCTAGTTGGCTTGGCATATTTTTAACCAGCCCATTGCTAAACCAACTTGTTCCGATGTGATCTTTGTTTTAAAGATTACTTCCCAACCTTTAGCAATGTCAGCAAAGTTATCTGATGTCTTACCGTAGTCTTTCTCACGGTCACCATATACAAGTGATTGTGCTTCTTCTGCTACTGTTT